ATCAAGGATGTCCACATAAGAGTTCAGTTGTTGAAACAGAACCGACTCAGTTTCATCACCGAACTTATAAAGAACCGGAAGAATGTTTTGCATATACCTCATTCACCACCCCCTGTTTGTGTCACGGGTGGGTTTGAAGCGCCGGGAACTGGCCCAGCGCCCGGAACAGGATCAGAAGCGGGGATTGGTTGATTTGGATTAACACCGGAGTTACCTCCTCTTCCTCCTCCTACCCCTCCACCACTAGGCGGTTCGACATACTCTTCCTGATCTCTGTCAAGAGTTGCTGACTCAATGAAGTTGACCGAAATCTGTGTTTCAACAGGATTACCGTCTTTATGATATGCGGCTGCGTTGGGGTTGGTGGTGACGGATAATCCTCTCAGATAACACGGTTGAATCTTAATGGGTTCCCAACCACCCGGCAGAACGCTTCCCACCTTGATTTGAAACTTGTTAGGATATTGATAACCGATTCTCACACCGTCATTTGACAGAATGGGTTTGGGGTATAGGTAGTATCTGAAGTACTTAGCAATCTGTGTAACAATCGCTGCCTCTTCCGCATTACTTGGAATCAGGGAAAACGTGAAAGCGAACTCTCTCATGTTCACTCTCTTGAATAGAGTTCTTTGGTTAGGTGCAACGGTGACACCACCAACTGCATTTGCGGCCGCACCAACTCCCGCCGGAAGTGCTGCTCTTTTGAGTTTTGCAAGTTCGACACTGAGAAGTTTTGCGGTGTCGGGAAGACTACCTGCCTTTATTTCTTCTAATGTTCCTGTAGTTGTTTTAAAAGCGTCCCCCAAAACACCACCATTATCAAACCCACCATTCTGAAAGGTTCTCTCCGCAATAGAACCAGCAAGTCCTAAGTCAAAACCATCGAAACCTAGACCTTCAGTCGATTGAAAACCGGGCGGAAGGAACAACACAACGTTACCATCCGGATCGGCAAATTCAGTCCTTCCTCTTTTGAATTGTTGTTTGTCCCCACCCATACCAAAGAAATCGGTCAAAACTTTTTCAACTGCGTCACCGGCAGAACCAAGAAAGTCGTTTACTTTGTTGACCTGTTCTTTCGCCTTGTCATATCCGGCACGAACATCCGCTAAACTGAGTTCACCGTCATCGTTAAAGTCAAAGAATTTTTCTAGTGCACTTCGATCATCTTTCTGTTCTTCTTTATCCACAATATTTTCTGTACTTTCTGACACAGGCGGCATATCTGCCTGACCACTAAAGTCAGTACCTTCGTCTTGTGAGACTGTGAAACTGACATACGCCAAACGATCTTGGGGGTCAGTTGGAAATATCATTGCCATGGATAGTATCCTACTAAATAGTTTGAAAACTTATGTGTTTATTTATATGGCTTATTCAGGAAAGTATACGGTAAAGAACAAAAACAAGTATATGGGAGACCCTTCTCAGGTAGTCTACCGTTCACTATGGGAGAAACACGCATTTAAATGGTGTGACAGTAACCCAAGAGTGCAACGATGGGGTAGCGAAGAGGTTGTCATACCCTATCTATATGAGGTAGACAAGAAATACCATAGATACTTCATGGATTTGGTCATAGAATACACAAACGGTCAGACCCTACTTGTGGAGATCAAACCGGACAAAGAGACCCGTCCTCCTACGGGTGCACGTCGAACCAAAAGGTTCATCAACGAGGCAATGACCTTTGTGAAGAACCAGAACAAATGGGAAGCCGCAAGTGAGTATGCAGCAGATCGTGGGTGGCACTTCCAAATCTGGACAGAGAAAGAACTGACCAAAAAGGGAATATTACCCAAAGCGATCAAACCCCTGAAACCATACAGTAGAAAAAAGAAATGAAACCAAGAGTATTCATCATAGGATATAATCGATCCGGAACCACTTCTCTCCACCACTTGTTTTTAAAAGATGGATATAAGTCTTGGCACTGCGTGAGACCTATGGGTGGTCATATCGGAAGACAGTTGCATACCAACATGGAGAATGATAGACCCATACTTGAGGGTCTTGAAGATGCGGATGTTCTCTGCGATCTGTTGTGGGCCAAGAGAGGGTTCTTCTTTGAAGGTACTCATGCATTCAAGAGACTACACGATGCATGTCCCAATGCATATTTTATTTTAAATACAAGAAGTATGGATTCGTGGATCAAGAGTCGAGTCAAACACAAACGGGGTGACTTCATGGCCCGTGCGAAGAAGTTCTATAAGACCAAAGACGCTGAAGTGGTGAAAGACATATGGAGAGAAGAAAGGGACAAATGGGAAGGTAAGATACGTAACTATTTCTCCCTCGTACCCGATGCAAACTTCCTTGAGTTCAATATTGAGACCGACGACATAAGTAAAGTGATCGATTTTGTGCATCCAGACTTTAAACTACATCGATCTAATTGGGGACACAAGAACAAAACTCCAGTCTGATTCGTATAAATAAAGATAGTATTTTAGAGGAACACTTGTGTCGAACATTTTCAACAGACTAGAACTGCAGGCATTCCGTGCGGGGATTACCCCTCGTACAAAGGAGAGTCGTGAGTGGTTCATGAAGAAAGCAAAGAACCTTCGTAGTATCAACCGTGAGGCGTTGATGCAGGAAGAACCGATCAAGACACGCAGCAAACAGATCGTGGGTTCTATGCAGATGTTCTTCTACGACCCCAAACATAAGAAGACACTACCCTACTATGATGCGTTCCCTCTGGTAATCGTAGTTGGGCCTGCAGAAGGCGGGTTCTATGGAATCAACCTACACTACCTTCCCCCGATCCTACGTGCAAAGATGTTGGATGGGTTGATGGCGATTGCGGGAAGTAACAAGAGCGAGAATGCAAAATTCGATCTGTCGTATTCTATGTTGAAGAAGTCGAGTAAACTTAAGTATTTCAAACCGTGTTTCAAACACTATCTGAACGAACACGTACAGAGTAAATTTGCGGAAGTACTCGCACCGGAGTGGGAGATTGCAACCTTCCTTCCGACTGCACAGTTCCGTAAAGCAAACAACTATAAAGTATACCACGACTCAAGGCAGATGATCTAATGGCCAGTATAGAAGAATTAAAAGGTGCGGTAACTTCCGGTTCGGGATTTGCGATACCCAGTTTATTTAAGGTGATATTGCCAGCAATCCCAGGCGCAAGTATCGATGGGTCTGGATTAAATCTGATTTGTAAGAGTGTGGAACTGCCAGGCCGACAGATTAGTTCTGTAGACTATCAGACAGGAACCGCAACTAGAAAGATTGCAAATGGTTACCTTGTCCCTGATATCAATCTGGTATTTTACTGCATGAACGATCACAAGGTTACCCGATACTTCGATGAGTGGCAGAGACTTGCACACAATCCCGAAGACTACTATGTCGGGTACTTCGATGACTACGGAAAAGACGTGACCATCGAACAGTTACAGAAAGGGGCAGGGTTCTCTGCATTTAAAAAGCAGTTGGGGTTCATGGACAAAATTCCCCAATCAATCAAGAACAGATTACCCGATTTGGGAATTATCGACTTCTCTTCAGGAGAGATCGATATCACGCTCGGGTCAAAAGATAAGTCAGTACGAAAAGTGAAACTTGAAAAGGCGTATCCGACATCGGTCAATGTGATTCAGTTAGGAAACGAACAGGAAGGTATTACCGAACTGCAAGTCCAGTTATCATGTAAGGACTGGATCGATGATGGTGCAGATGGGCCTAGTAGCGGTATCGGAGATGCAATCGTCGGCGGTATTTTAGGTTCGTTGTTGAATTAAAATATATACATTACTATTTTACATTAGGAGAGTGAAATGGCATTACCTGTAATTAATAGCAGTCCACAGTATGATTTGGTTATTCCGTCTACGGGACAAAAGATTGAATTCCGACCCTACTTGGTGAAGGAAGAAAAGATTCTTATGCTCGCATTTGAATCTGGAGATCAGAATCAAGCGACCAAGGCAATCGGGAATACACTGAATGCCTGTATTACAACATCTGGTATCGACGTATTCGGACTCACGACATATGACATCGAATACATGTTTACCAAGGTGAGAACCAAATCTGTTGGTGAGAAATCAAGGGTCATCATCCCTTGCAAGTCTTGCGAACACAAGAACGAAGTAGAGATCGATCTTGATTCGGTCAAGATTGAGAATGCAGAGAACCGTATTGAGGTTGTCAATCTGACCGATGACATTCAGTTAGAGTTGGCATATCCTTCATACCAGAGGGTTGTGGATGAAGAGTCTACGGGTACTGCAGAGGATGGACTGGTACTTGCAGAGACATGTGTCAA